TATTATTCATATTAGACATTTTTTGTTTCAAAATCTTTTTCAACTCATGTACCATATCCATTACCTAATATTTTTTGCATCTTCTTCTCAAAGATTTTATTAGCACTTAAATTATATGTACGTGAAATGGTATAGGTGGAGATATATCTTTTCTCAAGTGATAAGTTCGCTCTTTAAAATATCTTCTCTATGTCATTTTACTTTTTATATTTAAATGAACCCATCAAACCTACAAAACAATGAACCGTAAGATGCTCTAGCATATTCAGCTTGTTTGTTATTGTGAAGTAAGGCGGTCAGAGATATATATTACACGTCTGCAATATATATCGATATCTCGTTTCATGCATGTATTCATTTTATTCTTTCTTTCTCTCTCCCAATCTCTTCTCTCTGCTGTTCTCTCTCTTTTCTCTCTCTTTCTCTGTCTCTTCCTCTCTCTGGGTCGTCCTGCGAGCTCCTCTCTATACTCCCTGCTCTATACCCCTCGTCAAGCCCTGGTACCATTCGCGTTCAGTAATACTATCGTCCCCAAGCACTAACGCCACCGGACTAATGGAAATTTCGGACTCTCGCCGCGGATGACTTCTGGGTCAAGTAATACTGTGGTTTATAGTTTATGCGTGCTACTTCCTAATTCCTTCTTCTCCTTTCTCTCCACAGGTTCACGCCCCAGTGTTTAAATCCCAATCGAAATTTTAAATTTAAATTTGTTCCTGTTCGAATCTCGGCCGGCTCTCACTCCTTCCAGCTTGCGCCTCTCACTCCTCTTGCTCAATCCAGCGCTCCTCTCCACTAGCGATCGCTAGCTCCTTGACGCTCCCCGCTCCTAGCGCTCCTTGCTCTTGGCGAGCTCCGCTCTCCATCTCTCCGGACTGTCCTTCAGGCTAGCGATCGCTAGCGACCCGCTAGCGACTCGCTGGCCCAGCCCTTCTCACCGACATATATAATTCAGCTTTCTTCATATTTTTTTCATAAATCTATTCATAATTCACTTAAAGTATATAATTCAATAGCTTTGTTCATATCTTTTTCAACTCCATTACCATTTTCATAACAATAAGCTAGATTATATTGTGCCTTAGAATAACCTTGATTTGCACCTAAAGTATATAATTCAATAACTTTGTTCATATCTTTTTCGACTCCATTACCATTTTTATAACAAACAGCTAGATTACATTGTGCAGTAGCATAACCTTGATTTGCACTTAAAGTTAATAATTCAATAGCTTTGTTCATATCTATTTCAACTCCATTACCATTTAGATAACAATCAGCTAGGTTATTTTGTGCACTAGCATGACCTTGATCAGCACTTAAAGTTAATAATTCAATAGCTTTGTTCATATCTTTTTCAACTCCATTACCATCTTCATAACAAATAGCTAGATTATTTTGTGCACTAGCATTACCTTGATTTGCACTTAAAGTTAATAATTCAATAGCTTTGTTCATATCTTTTTCAACTCCATTACCATTTTCATAACAAATAGCTAGATTAAATTGAGCATCAGCATTACCTTGATTTGCACTTGAAGTATATAATTCAATAGCTTTATTCATATCTTTTTCAACTCAATTACCATTTTTATAACAATAAGCTAGTTTAAATTCTAATTCAGCAATCTCTCTCGGATTCATTGTATATATTTGTTTTGTTTTATTTTTTGGGTTAAATTATTTAATCTAATGTTAATGATTAATTTATTCAATTTTTTTATAATTAAATAATATATGAAAGAAATTTATAAATTAAAATCAAAAATATATAAAAAATATGATGCTAGATATATTAAAATTTCTAAAAATCAAATGAGAATTTTAGAATCATTATATGTTGATGGTTCTAATGATAAAAAATATTATGATAGCAAAAATAAACTTAGATATTCTGAACATTCAGGATTATTAGATTTCGGAAAATCTACTCTTCAACGTTTTATTATTAATGCTAAACAAAATATTAGTGATAAATATGATGATAACATTTTACTTCCTGATAATATGCCTGATGCATTTGATTTTGAATATATGTTTCATACACATCCATCAACACCTAAACCAGGTTCTCGAGTTAGCGAAGGTTTTTTATATGAATTTCCAAGTATATCTGATTTTGAGCATTTTATAGATCATCATAATTTTGGTAAAATTCAAGGTTCTATGATAATAGCACCAGAAGGACTTTACATAATAAAATGTATAGATCCAACAAAAAAAGTTAAGATAAATGAGCGTGAATTTGAGAATTATTTATATGAGGAAATTGAAAAAATCCAAAATGACGCTATAAAAAAATATAAGAATAAATTACATAAATTTAACGAAATAATCGCAAATGATAAAACTTATGTAGATAGATTAAACTTATTAATTAAAGATTTCAATTTAAAAGTTTTTTACAAACCAAGAATTAAAGTAAATAATAAATGGATTTTAGACGATTTATATCTAAAAGTTAAACCAGTAGAATAATTCGTTTTTTTTTATAAATAAAAAAAATATTATATAATTTATATATATATATGAGTAATACTTTAGCATGTGTAATTTTAGTTATTTTAATTTTAGGAGTAATTTATCAACTAGTTTTGAAAAAAGAAACTTTTGAAAATGATAGTGGATCTAATTTGACTGAATGTTATAAATTAGACACCAATATGTGTAGTCCAGATTGTTGTGGTAATCAATGGCCTGTAAGTTTCGATGTTCAAAAAGATCCTAGAATTAAAGAAGGAGAATTAGGTGATAAATTTATTAGTACTAATATGACATGTTCCGGAAAAATGGGAACTGGTTGTATTTGTGCTTCAAGAAGCCAATATTCTTTTTTGAGTGATCGAGGCACTAACGCTTAATTCTTATATTAATTTTATCTGTATTTCTATTTAATTTAGGTATTTTAATTTCTTTTAAACAACCATCACAAAAATAATGTAAACAATAAAATCTTTTATGCGCTTTACAATAAATTTTTTCATGATTAGGACATAATCCATTGGGGCAAGAGTGCTTTTTGATGTAATTTACATCATTAATGTCATCTTTTTGTTCATTCATTTTTAAAGTTATATATGTAAATACATTTTATATATAAAATTTTTCAATTTTTTTAGTAAAATTTTGTAAAATAATTTAGTAATATAATATATGAATTTTTTAGTAGAAACCAAAAATGAATATACTATTCAATTAATAAATATATTATCTCCACACATATTTGAAGGATTTGAGTCAATTTATTCAGAATCTAAAAAAATTATTAAGAAAGGAGAAGAAAAAAAAATATTAAAAGCATTTCAACAATTTATAAAACGAGTTCCTTCATGGAATAGTAATTTAATAGAAAATGAAACAGTAAGAATAAAAGCAGCTAGTAGATGTGATTTTTTACATAATTTGTTAAAAGCAGTTATAAAAGCTAATATTATTTTACTATCAAATTCGAAATTAGAAGAAATTAATATTGAAAAAAAGTATTTAGATATTCCTTTAGAAAAATTTGTTCATAGATGCTATATTGAATGTGCAAGACAGTTTTATAATACACCGTACTTATTTTATCATGATATAAGACCTATTGAAAGAAAAAAACATCAACGAGAATGTTATGATATAATAAAACAAAGTATTAAAGAAGCTATTAGAAAAATGCTTCCTGTTAATCATATATTAGATAAATATTTAGGTGCAAAAATAGAACCTGTTTTAATTGAAGTAGATAAACCTTTATCAAAAACAGAAACTGATAATTTAAAAGATCTAGTTAATTATGATCTTAACATTCAAAAATCAGATAGTATTAAACCATCTAATAATTTAAGAGTCACAGAAACAAATGAAATAGTTAGTGATAATGAAACAAATAATATACTAAATGAACTAAAAAATAGTATGATCAAACCTATATCTGAATACTATAATGAAAATAAAAATTCAATTCAAGATGAACTAACTGTAAAAGACTTGAATACACAAGTTACTGAAATTAAAGAAAATAATTTTAATGATGCTGTTAATAATTTAAATTCTGATGTAGATAGTATCCTTATTATTGATACTGATGCACAATATGAAGACGTATTTAGTAATAACGAAAATAAAAATAATTTAGATTCTAAAAAAAAAGATCTCCTAATATCTAAATTTAATATCTCATAAAAATATATTACTATATATATGGATATTAATAAAACTAATCCTATTTTATATGGACTAATTGCTGGTATTATTACTTATATAATATTATATGTTGATGTTAACTTCGAAAATAAAAGAATTAATTTTAAAAAATCACAAGTTGATGGTAAATGTATCTGCCCTAAATTTTATGTCACACTTAAAGTACCTATAATGATTGGTGCACTAGTTTGGACAATTATATCGTATTTTTATGATCTAAACCAAGAACAAGAAATTAAAGAAATAATGAGTAATAGTACAACATTATTTGATCAAGATTTATTTACGGATATGCCAGATTTTTAAAATATTATTATATATATGGCTAGTTTTAAGGATGTCAATTTTGGGGGCGAATGTCTTCAATTAGATAAATTTGATTTAAAGAATTTAGTATATGATCAAAACGATGAATTTTTAAATCCTCGGATAGCAATTATTGCGAAATCTGGTTCAGGAAAAAGTTGGGTTATACGAGATATATTAAGTTATTTAAGAAAAATTCCTTGTGGAGTAATTATTGCTCCTACAGATAAAATGACTGGATTTTATAATGACTTTTTTCCAGTAACTTTTATACATCATGAATACAAAGAAAGTACTATACCTAGATTACTTAATAGACAAAAAATTATTTTAGATAAAAATGTAAGAAGAAAATCAGAAGGTAAAAGACCAATTGATCCAAGATGTTTTCTTATTATGGACGATTGTATGAGTAGTAAACATTTATGGCTTAAAGATCCTAATGTTTTATCTATATTTAATGAAGGAAGACATTATCAATTAACATTTATTTTATCTATGCAATATTCTTTAGGAATTCAACCTGAGTTAAGATCTAACTTTGATTATGTTTTCTTATTAGGAGAAGACTTTATTAATAATAGAAAAAAGTTATATGAGCATTATGCAGGTATGTTTCCTTCAAGAGAATTATTCGACCAAGTTTTCTTACAAGTAACTGATAATTATGGTGTTATGGTTATTAATAATAGATTAAGATCAACTGATATTAGAAAAAAAGTATTTTGGTATAAAGCACAAAAACAAGAAAAATTATCTATTTGTTGTGATCGTTTTAAAAGATATCACGAAATAAATTATGATCCTAATCACGATAAAAGATTACCTTTTATCGATATGAACAATTTTGGTGTGAAAAGAAAAACTCATATCCAAGTTGTTAAAAATGAAGAAAATGATTAATTCAATTTTGTATTTGCCTCTGTTTGTACAAATGAACCAACCCAAGGTGAAGGATTATCAAACATCGATCCAAAAATATCGTCGATTGGAACTGGAGAATCTTGTTCTTCTTTAAATGTTCTAGGGATATACTTGTATTCAGTTTCTTTCTCTTCACACTTAAAAGTACTTTTTGTTACATCAATTGTAATAAATATTATAGATATTATAAATAATATTAATAATAACACTTTTGCATTTAACATATATATATATATAATAAATATATTTTATATATATATGAATTTTAGAAGAATAATTTTATTCTCTTTTATTGCTCCTTTTATAGAACCTATAAATTTAGATTATTATGTTAACACTAAGTTAGATAATTACGAATTATTTACTAATGATAATTTGAAAACGATTCTAAAAACTGATCAAGATATACAATTTAATGATAATCATGTTGTATCATTCGATTATAAATCTTCCGTTACTGGAATTAAAGTTTTATCTAATATGACACTAATTAAAAATTATGAAAATTTTAAAATTCATATTAATAACTATTATATGAATAATACTATCACATTTACTAAAAATAATTATAATACATTACATATTAACGTAATTTCTGATTCTAATATGAATATACCAAAATATATTCATAAAAAAATTCTTAATAAAAAAATTAAACAAATTATTAATACTATTACTCAATTATAATTTTTCTTCCTTTAACAAATTCTCATACTTCTCCCTAGCTTTCTTTAACTCCTCATTTAAATTACTCTCATCTAATGACTCCTCCACTAACTCACCTAATAACTCATTCTTCTCTTTATCATCCTTATTCTCTAAAACTTGACTCTCTGCTGCATTAAACATCTTCACCTTCTCCTGATTCTCCTTATGCGCCTTCATTAAATTATTTAAATCATCATTCGCATACTCGAAATCCTCCGCATTTTCTGAATTGTCCTCCCACGCTACCCAATGTCCTATATTCCCGACATACGTGTTTATCGTACTCTCTACATTATATAAACTTTTACACCTCTCCTTCGCTTCTTCCTCATTATTATACATACCCCTTACCTTGAATCCACGAATTTCTAAATTATTCTCCTTCTCTAACTGATCACTTGTCAAAAATGATATACAATAATACTTTTGATCTGTAGGATCATCCTCTCTTAAATATTCAATCTTCTTTCCACCTTCATTCATCACTTCCTCCGATTTTAATAACTCTTGCTTCTCCTCTTTCTCTTGACTAATATATGTAGTATCATCATAGTTAGACTTTCTTTTCTCATGAGTTTCGTTTGCTTCCTTCCTTTCATCTAAATATAATCTCATTAATTCATTTAACTCTGCATTTAAATCATCCCCTTCTTTAAAATCATCTTTATACGCTATCCATTTCCCAACTTCAATCGCAAAAACTGGAAAGTCTTTTTCTATTTCATGAAATTTTTTTGCTTCATCATTCGCTCTTTTATTAGAACTATAAATTCCTTTTACTTTTAACAAAAATTTATTACAATTCTTTACTAATTTAGGAGTAATTAATGATACAACTGCCCATGTCTGATTATTTATTACTGGATCTTCAATCAACAAATCTGTCATTATCTAATATAATAAATTTATCTTTAAATAATACTTTATAAATCTATTCCCAATTTATTAATAAATAAGTCATTTAAATCTTTTTCATCTTTTATCATCGATTTTACTGTATCTAAATTCATTTTTAATACAACATAATCATCTTTATATTTTACATATTTAGTATTATCGTCCTTAAATTCTTTTATATTTTCTTCTCCAGCTAACTCTAATATTTTAGTCATAATAACTTCTAAAAATGTACAAATTGAAATAATTACATCATAATCTATCTTTACATTATTAAAAATATTTCTTAAATACATTTTTAAAGTTTTAAAAACACTTTTTGTTTTAATTACTATACCTAATCTTTTACTATCAAATAAACTTTTTGCATTTGATTTATAAAAAATTCTATTTTTAATTTCTTCTTCACAACTATCATCTTTATAAAGGTATTCAATTACTTGGTAAAAATGATCATTACTTAATTTTAAATTACTAATTCCTTTAAAAAAAAGTTCTTCTGATCTTTCTATTTCATCATCAGACGAATCTTCAGAAATATAATCATATGAATCAAAATCTTTCATTGCATTTTTTATTAAAATTATTTTAATTTTATTAATTATTTCTAGAAATAACTTATCAAAAATAATTTTAAAAAAATCCTTGATTTCATCATTTATTAGAAATCTAACACTTAACTCTTTATCTTTTACCTCTATTAAAGTGTCTGGATGTACCTGATCTAAGACTTTATCTATTTGATAATTAATTAAATTATTACTTTTCTCTTGTAAATTTAAAATAAATTCACTAACTTCTGAACTTTTTATAGTACAACCTTTAAAAATTATGTCATAACTACATAAAAAATCATTATTCCAAACACCTTTACAAATAGTTCCATCTAAAAAATGTAATTCTCCATTACCATCTTTACAATGACGATTATTAATTTCACCGATATATTTGGTACCATTTTCATAAAATATTATTCCAGATGTTACAATTTCATCATCTTGATATTCACATTGAATAATACAATTTTCTTTCACCTTTACTCTACCTATTGGATTATAAAGTTGTTCAGGAATGTATACATTATGATATGTTATCAAACAACCACCATTTTTTTTATCATCGATCCATATACTTACATATCTGACACCATTATCGATTAATTCGCCTTTACCATTTTTTTTATTATTTAACCATTCACCATCGTAAATATAATTTTTGTCATTATTACAAATACCATATTCATTATTAAAATTTAATATTAATTTACCTTCTCCATCTTTTCTACCGTCTTTAACAGAACCAATGTATGTAAATTCGTTATGAAACAATTCTATTTTTTCACAAGTAACATTTTCTTTATCATCTTTATTTTTAATTAAATCATTTTCTAAAATAATTTCTTTTTTTATTATATTATTTGAATTCCATTCTTCAATTTGGCTTTTTAAATTATAATTATTAAGTAATATAGGTTTAATAAATTCCTGATTTGTTAATGGTGATTTACAAGATTCATTTAAATGTTTTTTTATATTATTTAAATCGTATGTATGTCCATCATTAAATAAAACTGGATTTTCCATTACATTAAGACCAATTGGACATTTAAACGATTCTATCTCACACTCTGGAGTATAATACGCTAAACTTTTTTTCTCTTCCATTTTTATTGTTATAAAAATTTTTAACAATAAAAATTAATTTATTTCAATTTTTTTAAAAAATCACTGATTGATACTTTTTTATCTAATTTGCATTTTTCTAAATATTTTATGTATTTATTCATTTACAAAATATTTATAATTTTATATTTAAATAATTTTATAATTTACTAACATTTCTTGAATAAATATTGTCATAATATTTTTTACCTCCACCACTTTGATTATTTGCAATAGATTCAATTTCAATTGCACTTGGTAAGTCAATTGACAAATCACTTCCTACAGTTTGAGATTCTTTCTCTCCTTTTTTAATCAAATTCTTAAAAAAGCTAAACATATATAATACTAAATATTTTTTAATTCTTCACAATAATTTGCATAAATACTTGAACAATTCATACTCTGACACCACTCATCACTTATCGATTTACAACTTGGTTTACAAAAATCTTTATGAATTAATACACAGTTTATATCCTCACAAAATTCATTACTCACATCTGAATTAATTGACATACACCTATATTTTGGTACCTCTTGTTGACGAAGATAATTTCCATAAACAGTTGTTATTAACACTAATAATATAAAATACATTTTATATTATTTATTTTCTAAATGTTAAATCAATTTTAATAATAATTTGAACAATCTTAATAAAAATTGAAATTTTTTTTAATTATTCTTAATTAACATCTAATAACAAAAAAAATAAAACAACTTTTAAAAATGTATAAAATTAATAAAAATAAAATTATAAATTTAAATGGTATTACCATTGATGAAAATAATAATATATTAGTAAATGAATCTTTAAATGATGAATTTATTCAAATAACATTTTTATTACAAGAATATTTCCGTTCTTATCAAAATTATGATGGAGAAGATATTTGTAATAATTATTTTAGAATTCACACTTTATATGAATTAATTTTTAAAGATAAAAATATATATGTAGAAAATTTTAGTTTAGATTTTTATGAATGTTTATTAACAAATGTTACTTTATTTTTACATAATTTTTGTGAAAGCAATACAATCAATATGCAATAAAATTATTTTTATATTTAAATTTCATATTCAGGATATTTCTTGATAACTTTTTTTTTAAACAAGTCGTAATTCTCATCATAATATTTAGATTTATTTAACTTCATTTTCATATTATATTTATTACTATCATTTCTATAATCTAAAATAAAAAATGATTCTTCATCTTTTTCTTTTAGTCTTATACCAACTGGTAATTCTTTCTTATCTTTAATGCATTCTTTATTTTTTTCTATATTTTCTAAGTATTGTTTAATTTCGGTAAGTTTATCTTGAATTGAAATTTTATTAGATTTAGAGCTATTAATGTCTTTATCTTGTTTAGGGTGGCCTTCAATTTTGAAGAATTCTCTATACAAGTTTTTTTCTTTATTGTAGCATTCTTTATAGTAGCATACGTATTTAGGAAGCATAGTTTGTGTAATTTCTTGAGGTAAATCTTTTGCGATGGATTGTCTTTTTCTTTTATCAGTGTTTTGATTTTGTTGTGTATGTGTGGCTAGACGTAGATTACATAGTCTGTTATCTAGTTTGTCTCTATTGATGTGGTCAACAGTTTTGGTATTTTTATTTAAGCCGTTTCCATAGTAATCCATTAGATGTTGGTGTAGGTATCTATTTACTTTATTACCTTTATCATCTGGATAACAAACTTTGGGATAACCATTTTTACCAATATGCCAAGTATATCTATTATTATTATAAACATTTAGTACTTTGTCTAAAGAATTAGTATCAAATTTAAAATATGTTGTATTTTTATCAGTATCTTTACAAGACATCATATAATATATATCATCATTATCTTTTACTTTCCAATACATATTTCTAATTTGACCACTAAATTTTCCTTCATTAAGTTTAATATATTCTCCCTTTTCTAAAATTTCTACATTACTTGGTTCCTCAATATCATAAAATTTAAAATTAATATTTGTTAATCTAAAATCATTTTTATTCCCATTTTTAAATTCAATATAATTATAACTAATATTTGTAAATAATAATTTATGTAATTTTATATTTTTAACATACCAAATGTTTCTTTTTAACTCAAAATTATTAAAATCATATAACGTTTGTAAATTTATTATGTTTTGAATTGATTTATTATCAATTAAAATTGTTTTGTGCAATTTAAAGCAATTTAGTTCTTCATCGAAAATTAATGACATATTATATATAATTTATATACAGAATATATCTTTAAATAGGTTAGTAAGATAAATCAAATTTAATTTGAATACCCAAGGCCACCCATACCTGACATAACTCTCAATACGTTGTAGTTAACAGCATATACGTATAAAGAAGTAGAAGCACCAGCCATAGAAACAGTCAAAGTAGCGTTATCAATTCTGGAGAAGTTACATGTTCCAGATGGTTGATGTTCTTCTGGGTTCAAAGCGAAAGAGTATACGTTAATACCAGCGCTTGGAGTTCTGGTGTGGTGAGTGTGTGGTTGTACGAAGTTGAAGAAAGCACCAGTTTCTTGGCTAAATCGATCGTGTCCGTTCAATTGTAATAAAGCGCTTGAAACTGGGTTAGCTCCGTTTCCGTCAGTGAAATCACCGAATCCTTGGTCAGCACCCCAGATCAATTCTTTAACTGGATGGTTAAAGTTTAATCTGACTTTGCTGGTTCCTGTTGCAGCAATAGTTTCTACACCAGTAAATTGTAATTGTTCAACTAAGTACTCGTGAGAAGCTTGTGCGAATCTTTTTCGCTCTTCAGAATCTAAGTAAACATAGTTTACTAATAAAGTAGTGTTAGATAAAGCTAAATCAGCAATAGAATCGAACTCAAACTCTAATCTTACATCGTGGTATTGTAAAGCAATCAATGGTAAAGCCAAACCATCGTTTCGGCAGCAGAAGAATTGTAATGGAACATACAAACTTACTGCATCACCAGCACCCATAGGCATAACTGGAGATACAATAGCAGTGAAAGCATCTTCGTGTTCTGCAGTTCGGGTCAATTGACTCCAAACATGCATCCATCGTCCGTAATGTTTGTCAATTTTAGTTCCTCCAATTTGTAATTCTACAGATTTAATGATAGCATATCCTAAATCTGCTACATCTACTGCACCAGAAGCAGTAGCAGTGGTCTTCAACCACATTTTTGTTACCAAATCTCCGTTTCTAGTAATTACAACAGTAGATTTTCCTCCTAAAGTTGGAGTACCATTGAAAGTTTGTTCAATTGCTTCACAAGCAAAGTTGGTATGTCGTCTGTAGACAACTTTGAAAAAAGTAATTTGTGGATTACCTGTAAGGTAAACATCTTGTGCACCATAGGCAACGAGTTGCATCAAACCGCCTCCCATCTATATATATATATAATACATAAAAAAAAATTGGGCAAAATCTATATATTTTTTTAAAAACTATATGTTTTTTAATTACTATATGAAATTCCTGCTAAACCATTCATTACTCTTAATATATTATAATTTAATACAAATATTACTAATTTCGTACCACTTACATTTATTATATCTGAATCAAATTTAATATGTAATGATGTATTATCTATTCTAGAAAAATTACAAGTTCCAGATGGTTGATGCTCCAATGGATTTAAAGCAAAACTAAATAAATTAATACCATCTTTAGGTGTACTTTTATGAGTTTCGTATGGTTGTAAATAATTAAAAAATTCACCACTTTGTTCCGCAAATCTCTCATGACCATTTAGTTTTAACAAACTTGTCAATACAGGATTAAAGGAGTAATCTAAGTATTTTCCAAAATTATTCCATTGATACACAATAATATCATAATCACTATTACCTATATTTAATGAATCACTTGTCCTACTGACTCCAGACATTAATACGTCAACTGGTGTTGATATATTATCAATACTTAATCCAGATACAACCTCCCAATTATTTATATCACTGCTGTCACATTCTGCTGTGTTATTTAAATTATCAATATTTATTAAACTATTATAATTAACCTTTATTATTATATCACCCGAACCTATTGAATGATGATTATATACGGTCTCTACTGTAAGATTACCATCTTCTACAGTACTGACACCTGACCCATTTAGACTTAATTTAACTAAACCATTTGATGAATAAACTTGACTTAATACATATCTAACTGATGCATATTTAATTAAATCAAGATTTAAATCTCCATAACCTGATCTATAAATATACTTTGATTCTGGAGTATAACCTAAAAAACTTTTACCTGATATAAAATTACCATTTTGTACCATCCAATATAAACTTTTACATGGGTGACTGAAATTTAATTTGTAAATATTCTCTTCTATATTTACTTTTTCATTATTAGATATTTGAATTTGTTCAATCAAATATTCATGAGGTGATGATGCAAATCTTTTTCGCTCTACAGAATCTAAAAATACGAAATTTACTAATAAACTTATATTACTAATTTCTGCTGTTACTAATGCTTTACTTTCTTTTACAATCAAACTACTACTATTTCTCAATTTAAAATCAATACGAATATCATGATACTGTAACGATATTAAAGGAATTGCTAATCCATTAAACTTGTTAAAATAAAATTTTAATGGTATATATAATGTACCATTTTTACTATCAGTACTTAATTCAGTCATTTCTGAATTATTACCTATCATCATATCATATCCCTTATCTTGTGAAACATCCCTCGCTAACTCATACCATAAATTTAACCACTCACTGTATTGCTTATCAATCCTATTTCCACCTATTAATAATTCAACTTCTTCTATTAAAGCATGACCTAATTTATTAACCCAAGCAAATTTACCATTTGTTCCAGTTAAAGAAACATCACATTTGATATACATTTTAGTTATTAAATCACCATTTTTTGCTATTGTTGATGAAAGATTGTTACCAAAATCAAAATCACCATTAACTATTTGTTCAATTGCCTCTACTGCAAAATTAGTATGTCTTTTATAAACTATTTTAAAAAACGTAATTTGGGGATTTCCTGTTAAATAAACATCCTGAGCACCATAGGCAACTAATTGCATTAAACCACCTGACATATTTATAAGTAATAAACATTTATTATTTATATATATTTTTACAAATTTATTTGTTTTACAGTAATTTTATTCATTTCATCTTTAAAATTATAATCTTTCCTTTTTTCCTTACTTAAATAAAACGTCTTTTCATTTTTTATACCAATAAACCAACCATTCATTTTTGCATTCACTAAATAAATTAATTTTACTAAATTTATATAATCTAATCTCATCTATACAGTTTATTATATATTATTTATGCGTTTAATGCGTTTAAATTAATAAAATTAAATTATTTAAAACATTTTTTTCATATTAAATTATATGAACAAACCAAAAACGAGCTTAGATAAAAAACATAAAGATAAAATAAATTATTTTGAAGATAATGAAAGAAGTAAAGAAACAATTAAAAACACTATAGAAATAAATTGTAAAGAATTAGAAAGATTAAATAATATACCATTCAAAGATTATACTAATGATATAATCAGTAAAAAAACTAAACTATTAGATGAAAACAAATTACTAAATAGTAAATTAAAATCAATTGAAAATAATATCGATAAATTAATTTATTATAATAATACTATTGATTATATAATCCCATATTATGAAATAAATACAAAAAATAACGACGTTAAGCATATGGAAATTATAGATTTCTTTAATAATTCTAATATTGTTAAAAAAAATTCATCACATACTAACAAATCTGAACTTTTAGATAATTATCTTAAAGTAACCGATAACAAACAAACTAAATTCGATAAATCTAGAAAATTTAAACCTAAATTTTGTAAAACATGTAATATTGAAATGACACTACATTTATCGGATGGTTATCTTATATGTACTACATGTGGAGAATGTGAAACAATTATACTCGATAGCGATAAACCTAATTATAAAGAACCAATTCCTGATGCAACAGCATACTGTTATCGTAGAATTAATCATTTTAATGAATGGTTAGCTCAATTTCAAGCAAAGGAATCTACTGATATTCCTGATCATATATATGAAAAAATTTTAAATGAAATTAAAAAACAACGATTATTAAATAAATCAATTACTCCAAAACAAATGAGAGCAATTTTAAAAAAACTTAATTATAATAAATATTATGAACATGTCCAACATATTATAAATAAAGTTTCTGGAAAACCTCCTCCAAGAATGACTAGGGAAGTAGAGGAAAAATTTAGAGAAATGTTTAAATTATGCCAAGAACCTTTTAATATACATTCTCCAAAAGACAGAAAGAATTTTCTTAGTTACTCTTATACTTTACATAAATTTTGTGAATTATTAGAATTATATGATTTTTTACCATGTTTTCCTTTACTTAAAAGTACTGAAAAGCTTAAAGAACAAGATAAAATATGGAAAAAAATTTGTGAATATTTAAATTGGCAATTTATACCGTCTATATAAATGTTTTTAATCCACCAACCGCAGTACTACCTATTGCAAATCCTGCACCTTTTCTTGCTGCAATAGAAATACTTGGTGCATACATATCTAAAATTGCAAATACACATGCAGCAGTAAATGCAATTCCTGCAACCTCTTTTAAATCAATCTTATCAGAAGGAATATATCTAGCTGCTAAAGCGACAGCACCTCCTTCTAATAAATACTTTATAGCTCTCTTTATTATTTCTGATATTTCTAACTCAAATCTGGTTTCTTTATTCATATATAATATACATTATATTTTAATTTATTTAAAATTAAAAATTTAATATTTATTAATATAAATGCCAAGTGGTTTAATTCAAATTGTCGCCAATGGAGCACAAGATTTATTTTTAACTGGAATACCAGAAATTACTTTCTTTAAATTTTTATATAAAAGATACACTAATTTCGCAATGGAATTTATTGAACTTAATTTAGATGGAAATAAAAATTTTGGAGAAGAAATTTCTTGTGAAATTCCAAAAAATGGCGATTTAATTAATGATATTATTTTAAAAGTATCTTTACCTACTGTATCTTTGACTAAAGCAACTTCTAATGATGAAATAGAATTAAATTATAATAATTTAGTTCAAGCTGAAACTTTAATAAAAAATTTTAATAATTTCATACATTTTATATATGAAAGTATTATTATAGCAAATGATGGTTTAGATAATTATAATGAAAATTTTGATAATATTTACAATTCTATTAATACTTATCTTGATTCAAATAAAGATTTTTTATTACATAAAAATATTATTGGAGATGATATAAATAATAATTTTAATATAACTACTCATATTCAAAATATTTATAACTTAAATGAAAATCAAATTATTAAAAAAAATAAATTAAAAATATTAATTGAATCTTATATAAATAAAAGTTATGAAATATTAAAAAATTTACAAGATGATTACTCTGAAAAAAAAACAATTTATGAGAATTCTTTAAACAATAATTATAATTTTTCATGGATAAATACACTAGGATGGAATATTATATCACAAGTTGAATTAGAAATAGGAGGATTTATCATTGATAGAATATATAATCAATACTTTTATATTTGGAATCAATTATTTAATTCTCAATTTAAAAAACTAAACTATAATAAATTATTTTCACTATCATCATCTGTATATAATTATGATAACAATATTAAAAATAGCTTTGATATCTATATACCAATTAAACTTTTCTTCAATAAAGATTATACTGTATCATTACCTATTATATCTATAAAACATCAAACTATCATTTTAAAAATAAAAATTAATGAATTATCTAAACTTATCTACACTAATTATGACCTTAACGATATTCAATCTAAAATTAAAATATCTAATATTAAATTACTCACAAACTTTATATATTTAGATAATGATGAAAGAATTAAATTTGCTAACTCAAATCATGAATACCTTATCGAACAAAATAACTTTTATCAATATAAAAATTTAAAATCTAATGATATTAATTTAGAACTTAATTTTTACCACCCAACTAAATATATTATATGGACTAACCAAAAAGAATCAGATGTTAATACATACAATATACATAATATTTACTCATCAATATTAAATTATGATTTATCTGATTCTTATCCAAATATAACTTCTTACAAAAATAATACTATTAATTTTGCAAACTTACAACTAAATGGTATTGATAGATCAATTCCATATAATGGAGAATATTATAATTATGTTGTACCTTATGAACATAAATTATCGTCATCTGAAGATGGTATTAATTTTTACTCTTTTTCATTAAATCCAAACGATCTACAACCTTCTGGATCATGTAATTTCTCTAAACTAAATAAGAAATTCTTGAAAATAAGTTTAAATAATGATTTTTTAGATAGACTTGTTGATACTGATTATATTATTACTAATGTTTTTTCAGTTAATTATAATATATTACGTTTTAAAAAAGGTATGGCTAGTTTGGCATTTTCTTTCTAAATTATATATATAT